CCAGACAAAGTCCGTCTACTGACGGAAGCCAATATAAATCTCAAGGGCATGAGTTGAAATAAATGAAAATTTTAAATCAAAAAGATTATCAATCAGTTTTAAATCAATTCTCCGGGTCAACTGATGGTGCGGCAGTTTTCGTAGCGGATTATGCCTCATATAACGAAGGACATATTTCCGGAACATGGTTCGACGTTACAGAGTTCTCAGACAAAGACGAATTCATGGAAAGAGTCTCTGAATTCTTTAGAGAACTCGATAAAGTCGCACCTCTCGATTTTGGTTATCCAAGAGAAGAAGCAATGTTTCAGGATTATCAAGATTTTCCAGCATCATTTTATTATGAATCGTGCATTGATAAAAAACTCTGGGAATATCTTGATTTCGTAAATGAAGATTCAGATTTTGAAAACATTGTTGAAGCTTATGAAGCTTGTTTTGGCGAAGTCGATGATTTTCAAAATGTGAAAGACAGATTTCAAATGAATATCAATGAAGAATATTCCACTTCGTCTGCTTCCATAAATGAAAAATATGGATGGTATTGTAAAGACAATGGACTCATTGAAATACCTGATCATATTGAAAATTACTTCGATTATGAAAGCTATGGAGAAGATATGCTAATGGGTATGTACGAACATAACGGTTACATTTTTAATCCCTCATAATCATGAATAAATTCGAATATATAATGAACAGAATTGCGCACCGTTATGGTGTGCATTCTCTTTTTTCAGACTTTTTGGATCTGTTAATCTACGCTTTCTCACATGGAAATAAAGAGAAAGAATATCTCGGAATAATTACAAAATACGAGAAACCAGATGCTTACTCACTTTCTGAAGCTCTTGCAGCTTTAATTATCGAAATGACTGGTGATGGAAACGGAATGATTGATGTTCTCGGAGAGTACTTTCAATCACACCTTAGTCACGGTGCAAACGGACAGTTCTTTACTCCTATGCATATCTGTGATATGATGGCGCAAATGACTAATTCAAAAGGCATCTCAGAGCGTATATTTGACCCTGCTTGCGGAAGTGGTCGGATGCTTATGTCAGCAACTAAAGTAAACCGATTTACTAAATTTTACGGTGCAGACATTGATACGAATTGCGCTAAAATGACCACAATAAACCTTTTCCTGAATAACTTAACCGGAGAAGTTGCTTGTATGAACACTTTGTCAAATGATTTTTTTCAAGCCTGGTCCATCGAACCAACTATTAAAGGTGTACCACGTATTCGGGAAATCACAAAACATGAAAGCTACATTTACGCTAATTCAAAACTAAAAATCAAGAATCCCGAAACAGTTATCCCGGAAATCGAAATGCCTGTACAGGATTACAATGCAGAACCTACACAACAACTTTTATTCACATTTTAAATTTTAAGCATATGGAAAATTCAAATATTATTATTCACACATTCAAATTCATTAATGAATTACCACATGATTTTATTGAAGATATTTGGGGGACTGACACAAATTTAGGATTTCATTTTCGTACTAAATTCAATGGTTTTTGCGATAGAGAAGGTTACGCCTCTGCAAATACTATCCTTAAATTCTTTTATGCTTTAACTGAAAATCACCAAGAATTACTCTGCGACTACATTCTCAAATGGATTGAAAACAAACAATTTAAATCTTAAATTATGAGTGCAAAAAACATAAACAGCGGTATTGACAGTTTGAGAAATCAAGCTGGAGAACCTTGCTTTTTCGTTAATTGGCAAGATGAAGATGGTAAACATTCTGAATTCTTTCCTAATATGAAAATGGCAAATACATTCAAAATACTTTTGCAAAATCATTCGATTATTTCAACGCGTTATTCAGAATTAACTAAACAGTAATCAATTCAACTGTAATCTTTAAAAGCTATCTAAACGATAGCTTTTTTTATTTTCTTTCTGCAAACTGCGACTGCAACTGCCGACTTTCTTCTGTCCTTTCAATTCCTTCCCCTTTAAATTAGTTTTGATTTAAAATATTAATCAATGGATGATAAAATCAAATCTATTCGCAGAAATCTCGCACTCCGGGAGTACGACATTAAAGAAACACCGAAAGGCGAACAAACTGTTTTCTCCATCAAATTCATAAAGAAAAATGGTGAAATAGTTTTTATGCCTCGTGCCGTTGCTTGTGGCTTAACTGCAAATATGAAAAAGAACCGCCTCCGTGGTGTTATTCCCATCGATAACGATGGAAATAAAATCGGACACCCCACACCGGTTAACATAGACGCAATTATTCAATGGAACGGTAAACAAATAATATTATAATGGCTGACTTACTATTCAATAATAATGGTATTCCACTTATGGGGTATGGCACAAAAAGCGGTACTATTCTCGCAACAACCGGCGCACCAATAGAAAAACTGAAACTTGCTAATCCTATAAAAACAGACACCGAAAAAACATCGGTGGATAATACCGAAATCTCAGATTGGGGAATTGGTAATAAATTCCCTGATGATGCAGATGTAATCATTAATAAAGTTGGAGTCCTTAACTCCGGGCTCAAATTCATTCGCAACTTTACAATAGGACAAGGCATTTATCCTGTTAAAGTTACCGGCTACGATGATAAAGGAAATGAACAGATGGAAATCGTAACAGACCCGGAAATCAATAAATTTGCAAAAAGCAGAATCGTGCGCCGGTACATGGAAAAAGCCGTTCGCGATTATATGAAATTTGGAACTGCTTTTGTTCAGATGATACCAAATGCCGACGGTTCTAAAATGGTAGGATTAAACACTATCAATGCTAAATATGCCAGACTAAATGTTGCAGATAAATCAGGCACTATTACAAAATGTATTACTTCAGGAAAGTGGCCTGACTCTCCATCCAAAGGCGAATACACTACTTATGATTTATTGGACGAATACGACCCTTTGGCTGATTTGGAAAGAAGAAAATATGGCAGGAAAATAAAAAATAAAAGCTTCGTTTTTCAAATAAAAGACAGTTGGAGCAACAACGAATATTACAGCTCTCCAATTTGGTATAGCGCATATCTAGCCGGATGGGTTGACATTGCCCTTAAAGTCCCGGTATTCCTGAAAAAAGCATACGAGAATCAAATATCGTGGAAATGGCATATTCAAATTCCTTATGCCTTTTGGGACAAAAAGTTTCCGGCAACTGAATATAAATCTGTTGAATTGCGAAAAACTGCAATCAACGATTTTATGGACGAAATCGAAGAAAACCTTACAGGCGAAGAAAATGCAAGCAAACCTATTTTTACCATGTTTGAAGTAAATCCAAACAATGGAAAAACAGAAGAGCAATGGATAATAAAACCACTTGAAAATAAGTTGAACAGTGCCGATAATTTGATTACCAGTGCCGCCGCTAACTCCGAAATACTGTTCAGTTTAATGCTTAACCCGAACGTGCTTGGTGCTGGAATGCCGGGTGGCACTTACGCCGGAAATCAAGGTGGCTCAAATATCCGTGAAGCATTTTTGGTAAACATCGCAAACGCCTGGCTCGACCGCCAAAACATACTTGACCCACTGGAAACTTTTATTCGCTTTAATGGTGCCGATGAAAACATAGAGTGGAGATTTAGAAACACCATTTTAACAACTTTAGATACAGGAGCAGGAACACAAAAAACTTTAAGCTGATGCTATTAAATTCAATTACCGAAATAAAAACATTCCTGCCAATAGGCGTAGGAAACGATTTTAACAGGTTAAAACCACATATCGTAAATGCTGAAACGAAATATATTATTCCACTTATCGGACAGGTAATGTATGATGAATTGCAAGAATTCTACGAAGTCCTGCCAATTACAAATCCAACAGAAGTGCAAGAAAAAACCATTGAACTTCTTACCAAAATACAACACGCAACGATTCATCTGGCTTACTTTGTTGGTTACGATTTTTTGAATATCTCCGTTACCGATAGTGGATTTAAACGCCTTGAATCGGACACAAAAAAAGGATTATACAAATATCAGGAAGATAACCTGAAACAATATTTTAGTGATGCCGGGTTTAATACACTGGATTCAATATTGGTGTTTCTCGAAAATAATATTGAACACTTTTCTGAATTTAAAGCCTCTCCAAATTGGACAGTCCTTAAATCCAGTTTCCTTCCAACTGTAAAAATTGTTGAAGAAACTCCTTATAATATTTTTGGAAGCCGCCTCACTTTCCTAAACCTTAAACCTCATGTTGCTTTTATTCAAGACACAATTATTCGCAAATACATTGGTGATGTTCTATATCAGGAAATCTTGACTGAAATGGTAAAAGATACCCCTGCAGAAAAGGTTACTCAAATACTACCGTATATCCGTAAACCACTGATATATCTATCCGTTGCAATGCTCATGGAAGAAACAGGTGCAACACTCGGGAATCATGGATTGTACTTTGAAAAACTAAATAGCAAACACCCGGATAACAGAATTAAACAACCTGGTTCGGAAGAAAGAATTGCCGCCCTGGTAAGTCGAAACAGAAATATCGGTAACGCTTATCTCGATGCGCTTAAAAGCTATCTGCTTGCAAACATCGAGGATTGGGAAACTTTCGACGGCAGCACTGGCTCTGTTTTTAACAGAGACAACACAGATAAAAAAACATTTTGGGCATGAGAAAAGTAACCATACAGTATCAACCTTTTAAACGACTGAAATTCTCTCGTTATCACACCGGGAATTTCCCTTCTGACTGGAACGATACAACACCAAAACAATTAATTGCAATCACTTGCCTGATGAAACGATCAATCTCAGATGTGCAATTCCTGTCAATAATGACAGGGCTTTCAAAAAGAATAATCAAAAAACTGGATGATTACCAACGATTCCAATTAATCGAACTTTTCGATACTTTCCATTCAGATAAACCTTACAATGAATTTATCATTGATAAATAATTTTGCGGTGATATAGTTCTTTTTAAACCCGAAACAAAACTTAAAAATGTTACGTTCGGACAATTTATTTTTATCGATACTTACTTCACCGAATACCAAAACACTTCATCTCAGGATGATTTAAACAAATTTATTGCTGCTGCATACCTTCCTTTTGGACAAACTTTCACAGATAAATCAATCATATCCAATTACAAAAAAACGGCTAAACTCGACTTAATTACTAAAGAAGCTATTTTAATTAATTATCACCTTATCCGCGATTGGCTATGTGAAGTCTATCCTTTGGTATTTCAAAAAAGCACGGAGAATTTAACGGAGAATCAAAACCCAAACAAGAAAGAAAAACCTAAAAATAATACGAATAACGGTTGGCTAAATATCCTTGAAAATATCATCGGGGATGATATTATTAACCAGGATAAATACAGTAACCTTTCATTACACAGTACACTTCGTTTCCTTACCAATAAAATAAAAGCAAACCTTAAAAAATAGAAACATGGCAACATTTAACGACCTTATTTCCTATTTTGAAAATATTGCTGCCAAACACAAGAACATCGGCCATACAGAAGAAGAGAAACACTTCTTTCGTATGGAAATCGACGAGGTTCTTGCAGGAATAAACAGAACAGACGTAAACTATCCATTACTTATTTTAGAAGGTTATGGATTTGCGTTTACCGATAACAGAAGCGATAATCTCCTTAAAAACAGAGAGGGCGCATTTATGGTTATCGACCATATTCCTGACCTTTCTGACCACGATTTAATTCATCAAAAATGGGATGAAATAGAAGAAATTATCACTGAAATACTTATCAAAATCAAAACAGATAAAAGAAACCCTCTTACTCCGGTAGTCCGTAATTTTGATTTTGAATCGGTAAACGGCTCTCTTATTCTTAACGAAATTGGAAATGATGTAGGAATAAGAGTTACCTACACAATAACAAGTCCAACAACTAATGAAATTAATCCGGATAAATGGATTGAAGAAACACCTGAAGAATGAGTCCACTAAATCTTTCCAACTCAACAGCCACTTTTAATGTTACCATACAAAATGACTACATTAAAAAATGGGCCCCTAAAGTCCGCCGCGCCCTTAAATCTTCTGTTCGCCATTTGGGAGATGGGAAAGAGACTTCATTTGTGCAAAGAAAAGGCAGACAGGAAGGAAAACTTTTTGATAGTATAAAAGCAAGAACTTCGAAAAAGATGGGTGTAATCGAATTAGTTTCTTTCTCCTTTGAACGACACGGCGTTTTTGTTCATAAAGGAGTTGGAAGAGGATATGAATTGCAAGGTGGCTCAGCTGTTCGTACTGCAACAGGAACTATGACTGCACATAGAACGCCTGTTCATTGGTTTAATCCTGTTCTTGAAAAACATATCCCGGAACTTGCCAATCGTATCGCAGAGATAAATGCAAATGCAGCCGTTAACGCTACAAAACTAAACATCAAATAATAAAAACACTCCCCTATTAAAACCCAATTTCCCAATCAATTTGAATGGATATCTATTTAATGTAAATTCCATAATTTGTCTTGTAATTCAGCACGATTCAAACTCCTGTTCTGTTAAAATCCGTTACTCCATTGTTTTTTCGGTGAAGCTCGCTTTTCAACTATTGTGTAAACTGGAAGTCTGCCCGGTCCACATTTCTCAAATACTTCATGTGTTATATCCTTTTTGTAATCCTGTTCGAATATTTCTAATTCAACTCAATAATCTTTACAATCTCCTGACACTTGTCAAAACTGATTTTCTGTTCAACTTATCTTTCCCGATATTTTTCTGATAAAAGAATTCCTTTCAGGGATATTTATTTCGCCGTTCAGAAATCCCATGCTAAGAAGCGACAGGAAAACTTCGTGGTTAGGGTAAATAAATGCTCAATGATTTTCTCGGCATAGCCTCATTACTTGTCCGTCAACTGACGGAACGGTATTCCAATTCCTCATTGCGCACCCTAATTCCCAGTAGCAAAATCTGCATGAATTTTAAACTATAAAAAATAAATATCATGAAAAGATTTCAAAAAAATTACATCGGAAAAGGAAGAGAAGTTTCAACAAAATCAGGTCAAGTATTGGACATCGTAAAAATTACACTGAGTGTTGAAGAAATGATGAAATTCGTACACGAGTACAAAGAAAAAGAGTACATAACTTTTGAAGTAGCAACTTTGAGAAATGAAGACCAATTCGGTCACACTCACACAGTTTATGCAACAACAATAGAAGAAACCGAAGATGCTCCACAAGAAGAAAAAACTAACGAAACTCCAAAACCTAAAAGAAAACGCAGAACAAAAGCACAAATCGAAGCTGATAAAATCGCAGACAAACAAGAGATGGAATCTATGCAAACTCAAACAGATGATTCACCATTCTAAAATATTGCCCGGGAAACCGGGCTTTTTTTTGGTCGTTATAAAACAAAAAATATATGCTTTAAATGCCATCGCTTCTGCGGACATTTCCAATTTCAGGAATAAATTGAAAATAACCGCGAAACTACACAGCAAAAGTTTGAAAGTAACCCTGCCGGATTATTCCAAACATTTGCTTTTCAAATACACTCCGGTACTTAGAGAGCGGGGAACACTCCAATTAATTTATCTCAAATAATACCGTATTATGAAACACCCAAAGATGCAGAGCTTAATCTTGCACACGCACATAAAGAAGAAATAAAAATATTAGAATTAATTAGAGAACATTATTAAAAAGCAGTATCTTTGTCCACATGTTACTAAAGCCAACAGTCTCAAATTACATAAAACAGTTATTATCATACGAGGAGTATTCATTCTCCTTAAATGAATTGATTGAGAATATCAATAAGACTGAGATTTCAATAAAAAGTGAACTCTCTCGACTAATTGCTAAAAAAGAGATAGTGAATCTTCGTAAAGGCTTTTATCTTATTATAACTCCGAGATATTCATCTGCACAAAAATTGCCAGTTCAGCTTTACTCCGAGAAACTTTTCAAATATTTGGATAGGAACTACTACGTCGCTCTTTTTTCAGCTGCAAAATTTCATGGCGCGAGCCACCAACAAGTTCAAAGAGATTACATAATAACAGAGCGACCAAAGTATAACGACATTTTAAAAAACACGATTGATATTCGTTTTTTCACAACAAGCAATTGGACATATAACAATATCCAATTAAAGAAATCCGATGCAGGCATATACAAGGTTTCAAGTCCTGCATTAACAATTGTTGATTTAATTTATCATCAAACAAAGTTGGGTGGGATTAACCGAATGTTTGCGGTTATTGAGGAGTTAACGGAAGAATTAAAAGAATCGGATTTAGTTGAACTTCTAAATTGGTATCCATATAAAAGTACACTGCAAAGGTTTGGATTTTTGTTGGAAGAGCTTGGAATAAATGAAGAATTTCAGGAATTAATATTTATGAATTTAAAAGTGACAAATTTCTTTCCTGTTTTACTCAGCCCAAAGTCAAATGAAAACCCTGGAGCTGTTAATAATAGGTGGAAAGTTGTTGTTAACGTAAAATTAGAAAGTGATTTATGATTCCAAGACCAGATATAGCCAAATGGCAACAACATGCTCCGTGGAAAGAATTTGCACAAGTTGAACAGGATTTAATTATGTCCAGAGCTTTAGTAGAAATTTTCTCAGATGATTTTCTCAGAGAAAATCTTGCATTCAGAGGTGGAACAGCTCTGCACAAATTATATCTAAATCCTGCACCACGATATTCTGAAGACATTGATTTGGTTCAAATAAAACCTGGTCCCATAAAACCAATAATGCAACGAATTGGTGAAGTGGTAACATTCTTTGAAGAACCAAGAAGAACACAGGTTCGTGGACATGGAGCGAAAGCCTTATATCGATTCACATCGGAATACGAAGAAATAAGAATGCGACTTAAACTGGAAATCAATTGTAAAGAACATTTTAATGTGTTAGATTGGATTGACTTTCCTTTTTCGGTAGAAAGCGACTGGTTTTCTGGAAGTGCAAAAATCAGAATATACAATATCAATGAGCTTTTGGGAACAAAATTAAGAGCACTTTATCAAAGAAGTAAAGGTAGAGATTTGTTCGATTTGAATTATTCCCGTCTAAACTTAGAATTGGACTTTGATAAAATAATACATTGCTTTAAAGAGTACACAACTTTTGCAACAGGAAACAGACCTCCGAGTAAAAAAGAGTTTCTATTAAATATAAAAGAAAAAGAAAATGACACTCATTTTACAGGAGACATGGAAGCCTTGTTGAGGACGGGCATAGAATATGATATAACAGCAGCATTTGAGTGGCTTAAAAATGAATTATTAGAAAAAATATAAAAGGGCATAAGCAATAATAATAATAATAATAATAATATCAATTCCGAGGAGAAATTTAGGGGTTAAATTGATGGGACAATACACTTCATCAGTTATTTTTAGTTATTAGAAAGACTGCCGTTTCATTCCAAGTATTAGTCAAAGAACTAACCAACCCAAGCAATCGAATAATGCCATTACTTCTGCGGACATTTCCAATT